GCGGCCCGACCGGGGGAGCTGGTGCGGGCCCTGCTGCTGCCTGGTGGGATCCGGGGGGTGGCCGGGGCGGTGGAGCAGCTGGGCGGCTGCCGCAAGGCGGTGCTGCTGCCCTGGGCGCCCCCTGAGCGGGGCGTCCAGGCCGCCGTGGCGGAGGAAGTGGCAAAAAACTAGAGGACGGCGGGGACGAGGAGCTGGTAATCCTGTACCGGCTCTTTGCCGACAAGGGGTGGCCGCCGGGCCGGTACTACGGCCTGAGCGCCGGGGAGAAGGCCCTGGTGCGCTCATTCCTGCTCCGGGAGCAGGAGGATCGGCGGCCGCCGCGGCCTTAGTCCCCGCCACGGGATGAGGGAGGTGAAACCATGCCGAGAGAGGCCAGTATCCTGGTCACCCTGCGGGACAATTACAGCGCCGGCGTCCAGGCTATGCGCCAGGCCAACCAGGACTTCGGCAAGAGCAGCGACGAGGTCTCCCGGAAGCTCCAGGGGTATGAGACCCGGCTGGAGTCCCTGGTCAAGCAGCAGGGCCAGCTATCTGTGGAGCTGGCAGATGCCCGCCGGGGGCTGCGGGAGGCGGAAAAAGCCTTCCGGGCCACCGGCGACGCCGCGGACGCGGAAGCCGTGGACAAGGCCCGGCAAAAGTACGAGGGCCTGAAAATTGTCATGAAGGAGACCGCCGACGCCTCCCGGGTGACCCAGAACGCCATGCGGCAGCTGAACAATCAGAACCTGGACATGGGCGGCGGTTCAGGCGGCACCGGCGGCATCGGCACCGCCCTGGCCGCCCTGGGCAAGGCAGGGCTGGGGCAGATGGCCGGGGACGCGGCCCAGGAGATTGCCAACACCCTGATCGGCTCCAGCCTGGGCGACGCCGGCGGCGCCTTTCTCTCCTCCGGTCTGTCCGGGGCCATCTCCGGGGCGGCCATGGGCTCCCTGGCGGGCCCCATCGGCACCGCCATCGGGGCGGTCGTGGGAGGCACCATCGGCCTGGTACAGGGCGGCACCCAGATGTTCCAGGGCCAGGACGAGGCGTTCAAGAGCTACTATCAGGGCCTCTATGAGCAGGGCCAGACGGCGGCAGGTGAGAGCCTGTCGGCGGGCTCGGATACGGCGGCCCAGCGGGGGCTGGACGCCATCGCCTTCAACCGGCTGCTGGGGGAGGGCGTGGGCGACCAGTACCTGGAGCGGCTGCGCACCCTGGCGGCGGACACGCCCCTGGAGTACAGCGGCCTGACCTCCATGAGCCGGGCCCTGGCCACCGGCTTCGGCGACACCCCGGAGCGGATGCTGGAGCTGATCACCGCCATCGGCGACGCCGGCAGCGCCGTGGGCGTCACCGCCTCTGACATGGAGACCATGGCCCAGGCGCTCAGCCGGATGAACAGCTCCGGCAAGGCCACCCTGGAGTACCTGAACATCTTCCAGGATCGGGGCGTTGACGTGATCGGCATGCTGGGCGACGCCATGGGTAAGACCCAGGGCCAGATCTACGACATGATCTCCAAGGGGGAAATCAACGGCCAGGACGCGGCCAACATCATCCAGGCCGGGATGGAGAGCCTGTACGGCGGCGCCATGGAGACCATGGCCTCCACCTTCTCCGGCCTGACCTCCACCCTGGAGGACACCATGGCGGAGCTGGACAACGCCAGGGGCGAGGGCTACAACACGGAGCGCGCCGAAGGCCTCCAGGCGGAGATTGACGCCTATGGCGGCCAGCTGGGCCAGGCGGTGGAGGCCCTCAACACCATCGCCGGGCAGAATGAGGCCTACATGGAGAACCTGTCCGAGCAGTACACCCGGGAGGCCCTCTCCGCCGTGCTGCTGGGCCAGCAGACCAGCGGCATCTTCGACGCCGACCAGCAGAAGGCCCTGGAGGAGATGCGCGACCAGTTCCTCCAGGCCAGCGCGGACTACGAAAACGGCAGCCAGGAGGCGGGGCTCCAGATGGATAGCCTGCGGCGGCAGGCCGAGGCCCTGGCCACGGTGGCCTATGAGAGCTCCGAGCAGTACCAGACCATGCACGAGACGGAACTGGATCTGATTGCGGCTATTCGGGAAAATACTGCGGCGCAAGAGGCCAGATTGAATGAGTATGAAATTCAGCAGGAGATGTCCAAGGGCCTGGGGGCGGCCAGCTACCTGGGCATCGGTACCTCCGGCTCCGGAGACACGGGAGACGCCCCGGATCCCCGGAAATACGGCAACTGGAGGCGGGGCGGCTACTATGACGACGCCGGGAAATGGCACAGCTACGCCAGCGGCCTGGGGCGGGTGCCCTATGACAACTATCCCGCCGTCCTCCACCAGGGGGAGCGGGTGTTGACGGCGGCCGAGGCCCGGAGCTACAACCGGGGCGGCGGCGGAACCATCCAGATCGTGATGAACGGCACGGTGATCCGGGAGGAGGCCGACGTGGAGCGCATCGGCGACGAGTTCCTCTCCCGGCTGATCCAGGCCAAGGTGGCGGGGGTGTATAAATGAGCCTGTCCTTTTCCTTCCTGGCGGACGGCGAGGAGCTGCGGCTCCCCGTGCCGCCCCTGCCCTTCGGGTGGGGCGCCGGCCAGAATGTGCGGGAGCTGACGGTCAACGGCGCCGGGACGGTCTACCTGCCCGGCGATCCGGCGGCCCACGCGGGCTCCCTGGAGGTGCTGCTCCCCGCCAGAGCATATCCCTTTGCCGCCGCCGGGGCCCAGACAGACCCGTACTACTACATCAACAAGCTGACCGGCTGGATGGCCGCCAAGAAGATTGTCCGCTATGTGGTGCCCGGCGTGGTCAATGAGCGGGTGGTCATCGAGGAGGTCACCTACGAGGAGCGGGACGGCACCGGCGACGTGTACGCCAAGATCTATCTCAAGGCGTCCCCCGCCCTGGAGGCCATAACCACAGAGTCCGGCAATGCAGGCGCGGGCACCGGCTCCGCCGCCAACAGTACGGGCCGCAGCGACCCGGAGACGGCCCAGCCCACCCAGACCTACACCGTGGTGGCCGGGGACTGCCTGTCGGTGATCTGCCGCCGGTTCTACGGAAACGGCACCGCGGCCTGCTACAACGCCCTGGCGGCCTACAACGGCATCAAGAATCCCCATCTCATCTACCCTGGGCAGGTGCTCACCATCCCGCCCAAGGCCCAGCTGGGGGTGAGCTGATGCGCATGTCAATCACCAGCGGCTCGGCTACGGGGGAGAACGCCTGGAACCTGGTGGGAAACGTGGTATGGAGCGGCGACAAGCAGCGGGCGGCCCGCACCCTGACCTTCGACCTGGCCGCCAGCCAGAACGACCCCAACCTGCCCGCCGTGGAGTGCCCGGTGGGCGCCGTGGTCAGCCTGTGGGGCGACGACGGCAGCCCCCTGTTCCAGGGGATGGTGGTGACCCGGGAGCTGGCGGACACCGACGCCATGATGCCGGTGACGGCCCACGACAACGGCCGCCTGCTGGCCAACAACGACGGCACGGAGAAGATCCGGGACGAGACGGCGGAGGGGGCCGTGAGCCGGATCTGCCGGGCCTACGGCATCCCGGTGGGGGCTCTGGCCGCCACCGGGGTGCCCCTCCGCCGGAAGTTCACCGCCACGCCCCTGTGGAACATCGTGGTCACCCTCTACACCCTGGCCGCCCAGCGCACCGGCAAGCAGTATATGGCCCGGTTTACTTGGGACAAGCTGGAGGTCACCGAGCGCAGTGAGTCCGCCCAGAACCTGGTGATCCGGCCCCGCTCCAACCTGCTGACCTCCAGTACCACCGAGTCCATCGAGGACATGCGCAACAGCGTGGGCATCTACGATAAGGACGGCAACCGGCTGACCACGGTACAGGACAGCCAGGCCCGGGATTTATACGGCCTTATGGAGTCCCACATCACCGTGCAGGAAGGGACGGACGCCCAGGCAGAGGCCCGGCAGCTCCTGGAGGAGCGGGGTCTGAGCCGGAAGATCTCCGTCACCTGCCTGGGTGACCCACGGCTGACCACCGGCAAGACGGTGGTGGTGCGCCAGCCGGTGACCGGCCTGTCCGGGGTGTTCTGGATTGAGAGCGACCGGCACAGCTGGAGCGGCGGGGACTACACCACCCGGCTGAGCCTGGAGCTGCGGAATCTCATGTACCAAACCGAGAGCGGGAGTGAGCTGACATGAATGAGCGCGGAGACCCCTTTGCCGGCCTCCTGCTGGAGATGCAGGAGCAGGGCAGGCGCGTCCAGCCGCCGGGCTGGTGCCTGGGCCGGGTGCTGGAGGTGGGGGAGGGCAAACTGAAAATCCTGGCCAACGGCCATGTGCTGGACGAGGAGGATCTGTGGGTGGCACCCCAGCTCCTGGCCGGCTACGAGAAGGACGTGGAGCTGAAGCTGGAGCTGAAGGCCCCGGAGAGCGGGAAGGCTAACCTGGACATCGGCGGCGTATCGGTGTCCACCCTGATTATGGTGGCGGGGGCCATCATAAGCTCCATCCCCCTCTACAATCTGCCCGGTACCCTCACCGGCACCGTCCAGGGGAAGGTGACCCTGCTGACCGACCGCATCCAGAAAGACGACTGGGTGGTGCTGCTCCCGGATGTCAACGAGGAATTTTACTATGTGATGACAAAGGTGGTGAAGCCCCATGACCCTGCTGCCGCTGATTGAGGCCCCGGCGGCCGGAGCCGGCCTGGCCTCCGGCGTGCTGCCCCTCTACCGGGAGATTGCCTGGGATTACGAGACCGACCGGCCCCGCTGGCGCAACGGGAACCCGGTATGGGTGACCGGCGCGGAGGCAGTATCCACCTGGGTGTGGAAT